TTACCTATATATTCTGTAGTTACTAGTCCATCTTTAGTCAAATAAGTGTGTCTTTTGTTTTGATTATAAGTTTTATTCACTTGATAAGGTGAGTAGCAACCATTTTGTTTTCTTACATAACCTGATTTAAAACACGCCATTCTTAGTTTAGGAAAGCTATTTGGATTTACTCTGCCATACCTTGTATTAGGTGCTAGCGAAGATACAGGAAACTCAAATTCTCTTGTACCATTTTTAGCTTGTCTTTGCGTAGTTACGTCTTTAATATTATATTTAATGAGCAATTGTCTTACAAATGCGTCTTCTAGCATCTCTTGCTCTTGTCTCCAAGTTAATTCTGTCATAGTTATTTATTTTTTTAGTGATTTGTGTATTAAGTCGTAGTCAAGTTGAAACATACCATCGCCACCTGTTGGTGCATATTTGTTGTAAGTGTCAACTAATTCTTTAGTCCAGCCACCTTGTTCTTCAACTTTAGCTGACCATATTTCGCGTTGGCGTCTGCCATTTTCATATGCTCTGCTATCATCTGACATCATATAAGTATGGTCAAACTGCTCGAACATTTCTTCTAGTGTTAAATCGTCGTAGTATTTAGGCATATAGTGTATTATTTATTTTGTAGAATACAGGCCAAGTGCGACATACTTTGTCAAACTTGTCATAATATCTACTAGTTATTACTTTATCTATTATTTCTACCTCGCCGTCTGCATAAGTTAGTTTAGCAGATATTGGTTGGCCGAGTGTGTTGTATTGTGTAAATTTTATCTTGTTCATATTGTTATTATCCAACTCTTTTCGTATTTAAATTGTAATTTCTATTAAATCTATCAAACCACTCGTCTTCAATCATCATTATTTGTTGACGAGTTAGTTTAATAATTTTCTTGTGTGTATGTTTTCTAGTGTACGCCATAGTAGTATTCAGTGTATTCTTCAACAGTTACATACTTATCTATATCGTGACAGTAAATCATACCATCAATCACATGTAGTTCTTCAAATGTCATAGTTATTTAATTTAGCATGGACAAAATATCCATAGTGAGACATATAGTAGATAGAATATTAGTGCGACAAATAAAAAATCTACAATTATTTTTCTAAAATCTTTCATATTAATATATTCCGAAGTTAGCAGTTGCACCATTAGCTACATGATATATTACCATTGCTATTCCGCTAAAAGCTATTGTGCCTAGCGCAGTCATTACTACATCCATAAATATATCAAATGGATGAGTGTTAGTTACGTATTTGTACACTTTGTTGTACGTGAAGTTAATTTTACTCATAGTTATTTAATTTTAGTTATTAGTAATTCATATATACTACTTCGTTTACATGAGCTCTTTGCTCAGAAGTTAGTAAGTTGTAGTGCTTTGAATATAATCTGAAAGCGACTTTTAATTTGTATGTATTTATATGTGCCATAGTTATAAATTTAAGCGTTAAACATTAGTTGTCATAGTGTGAATCGAACACACTCGTGTACCATAATGACAGTTACTCATTCGCAATTTTATACTGTTAGAAACAAGTGGAACTCGCAGTTGAAATAAAAAGTTAGTTATTATACTAACTCTTTATCTCTAAGTACTAAAGGTATATTGTTAGTAGCAGTATACGATTTGTACTTTAACCAACATGGTAGTTTAGTTAGTGTATCTTTCATTATTGAAAATACTTTGTCATGATTGTAAGTTATCTTATCACCTTTTTTGTTAGTGAATTCGAATGTTACATTTTTGCCAATTAGTGATTGTCTTACGACGAATCTTTTTGTAGTTAAGTTACTCATAGTTATAAAATTTAAGTGTTATTAATTATTATTTAGTTACATTATTATTATCCAAATTAGTAAGTATTTATATTGGGTATAAAAGTAAGTGATTTGTTTATTATTAAAATTTGTATTAATAGTATTCCGCACTTTCTCTCTTTGTCTAACATAGTTATTAATTTGTTTACATTATTATTATCCATTTACATTCGTAGTTATATTGTGAAGTGAGTTTTTATAATATATAAATATAAGCACAGTATAAACACGAAAAAATGTGGATAATAATATAGGATAAAGCGGGGCCCGCCTTGACTATTTGATTTTTTATAGAAGAAAAGCAGGTGGAGGAGTAGGGGCAACCCTATACCCCATTATATCTAACGCTTTTAAAATATGACAGTAGCCTTATAGTATATACTAGTAGTAGGCTAGTGTCACTCTCCCCCTTATAAGATTATACTAAGTATAATCTTTAGGATAAGTATATTAATAATAGGCAAGTGTCACGTTTTTAAATTTCACTAAGTTCGTGTAATTATTAGAACATACATGTAATATATTAAATATGCCGAAGCAAAAACTATCTAAGCGAGCGGCTCTAGCTAAAAAGAAAAGAGATCTCGCTGCTGCAAATACGAGAAGAAGAGAGAGAATGAGAGCTGAAAACCAACGTAAAAGACGTGCAGCAAAAAAGGCAGGAAAGAGCTTAAAAGGCAAAGATTACGATCACAAAACCAGAAGATTTACAAGTATAAAAGCGAATCGTGGAAACAGAGGACACGGTACGCGTAAAGAATAACCTTACCTCTGCAACCTTAAATACCAAATATTATGACGTATTTTTACACGACTAAGACGTGGACTAGTCAACCACAAATATCCGAAGAAACCATTAAAGCTTGGAAGCATTTAGCTGAAAAGAAAAACTGGCGAATAGTACAGTTACCAAATGGATTTTTCCAAACCGAGTACCAGGACATCGAAAATACAGATGTATGGCATGACGTAACAAGAAGAGAAACTATTGAAGGAGCAGAAGCTGCTATTGATGGAAGTATCGAACACTACGGTAAAAAAATAGAGTTTGTAAAAGGACCTAAAGTAGTGAAAACATTTAAATAGTAACTAAATAAAATTTAATTAAATGGAATATAGTCAACCTAGTCAGATTGTAAAAGATCTGAACTTTGGCGTTAATGCTAAAGATAAAATTATGACTGGTGTAGATAAACTAGCTAAGGCAGTTAAGTCTACATTGGGAGCTTCAGGTAAGTGTGTTATATATGAAGACACATATGGTAGACCGCTGATCACAAAAGATGGGGTAACCGTTGCAGAAAGCGTAGTCTTGTTTGATCCAGTAGAAAATATAGGCGCTACCTTAGTTAAAGAAGCTAGTAAAAACACAGTGAAAGAAGCGGGTGACGGTACTACAACAGCTATCGTCCTTGCTGAATCACTATTAAAAACAGTAGATAATCCAGAATTTATAGGTGAAACTACTAGAGATGTTAAAATAGGTATAAAAACCGCTTGTGATAAAGTAGTTAAGTATATAGATAATAACTCTACACCTGTTTCTGGCACAATGTTACACAGCGTTTCAGCTATTAGTTGTAACAATGATAAAGATTTAGGCGATTTAATCGCTCAAACATACGAAAAAGTTGGTAAAGACGGTGTAGTTTTAATGGAAGAAAGCGAAACCGACCAAACTTACGCTGATATTGTTGATGGTGTTCAGCTTAGTTGTAAGCTTACATCACCACATTTTATGACAAATAAGGATAGACAGCTGTGTGAGCTTGAAAATCCATATGTTTTAATAGTCGCATCGGAAATACCTAGTATTAGAAAGATACAAAACATATTAGAACATGTTATAAAGCAGAATAGAAGCCTATTAATAGTAGCACAAGTGTCTGAACAAGTAAAATCAGCGCTATTAATGAACAAAGTTAAGGGTAATATCAAGGTAAATATTATAGATAACCCTGGTTTTGGTGCAAGTAAGCGTGATACTATAGAAGATTTAGCACTTCTGACTGGAGCTAAGGTCATTGACGAAGAATTAGGAGATGATTTAGATCTAATCCAGCCAGATTGTCTGGGTGAAGTAGTCAAATCTGTAACTGATAACAGAACTACAGTCCTGACAACTGGCGTTTTAAATGAAGAAGTGGCTAATAGGATAAAAGAAATAGAAAATAAGATAGCAGATATAAAAGATCCGTTCTTTAAAAAGAAACAACAAGAGAGATTAGCTATGTTATCTGGCTCTGTGGGTATGATTAAGGTAGGTGCTAACTCTAAAATTGAGTTAAAAGAGAAAAAAGACAGAGTTGAAGACGCAATTTACGCGGTTAAAGCAGCTTTACAAGAAGGAATTGTTCCAGGTGGTGGAATTTGCTTATTAAACGCGGCAAAAAGTATAAAACCTAAAAATATTGGGGAGAAAATACTAGTAGAGGCTATAAAATCACCGTTTTTTACCATTATGGCAAACGCTGGTATTGAAAACTACGAAACACCAACCAAAAAAGGTGTTGGATATGACGTTACAACCGGTAAAAGCGTCAATATGATCAAATCCGGAATCGTAGACCCCGCCTTAGTTACAAAAACAGCACTAAAAAATGCAGTTAGTGTTGCTTCTACGATAATTTCTGCAGATTGTATAATTTCAAATGTAAGAATAGACAATGCGAGCAGTTAATTATTATATAGTAGTAGAGAATATTAAACAAGAACCTAAAAAAGTTGCTGGTTTAATAGTAAAAGACGAAGAAAGTAGATATTCTAAGGGAAAAGTTATCACAATAGGTAATTTAGTGCAAGGAGTATGTGATAATGATATAGTACACTATGATAAACACGCAGGCCATGCAATAAACTGGCAAAATAGTGAATATCAAGTAATAACAGTAAAAGACGTAGTCTTGGTAGAATGAAACTAACCGCATCTGATTTAAGAGATATAGGTTTATTCAAATATTACAGGCTCGTTAGAAAATGGGCCTGTAAATCTTATGGGCTAAAAGACGCTGATCTAGAATTATTAATCTATCTTGATTGTAAAGGTCGCTTCACTCGTAATGAGTTTATTGATGGTACATATACGTATTCATGGGATAAACAAAGATGGGAGCGATTAAGAAAAGACGGTTGGATAGAAGTCTGGAGGCATCGTAATAGAACTTCAATAAAATTTAGCATTTTTAAGACATCATTTAAATGCTCACAATTAATTAGTAGGATATATCGTATATTATTAGGCGAAGAAGATCTTCCTACGTCAGAACGCAATATTTTTTTTAACAACAAATCATACACTGATAAAGTCTATAATAAGGCTATAGATGATATGATACACGATAAAAATCGATAACTATGGGAAAAGCAGGACCAAAAGCTAGTAACATCTTTCAAACACTTAAAGCTGCAAGAGGCGCTGGTAAAGTTGAACTACCTTTAATAAAAGGTATGGGTAATCCTTTAAAATACAAAGGAGAACCAGCTAAATTTACAGAAGAAGGTTTAAATAAACTACCTAACGACATAAAAGGTAAATTTGGTGATATTGTAAGAGAAGAAAAGAGAGAAAAAGGCTTATTACAGAAAAAAGGCTGTAAGAAAAAATATAGATAGTATGTCATTTAAAATGAAACCTCCTAGTTTTCATAACTCAGATCAACAACCTGAAGTTATAAAAAAGGATTTAGCTGATGGTGTAATAGCTGAAGCTAATAAAGATGGTACTATATATTTAGATAAATCAATTCCGCAAAATAGTGAAACTGGCAAAAAAGCGATAGCACACGAAAAAGTACATTTAGATCAAATCGAAAGAGGTGATCTATGGTATGATGACGAGTGTGTTTATTGGAAAGGCAAAAAATATTCAAGAGCTAATATGTCTGAAGGTTCGAAAAGTTTACCTTGGGAAAAAGAAGCTTATAACAAAACAGAAAACGCATAAATCATGGGAAAAACTATATATGAAAAAATAAAAGCAAAAAAAGGCTTATTACAAATGAGTGATAACCCTTATGACACATCAGGTCCTAACGCTTTTGACGCAGTTTCACAAGGTGCAGCAGCTGCTAGCTCTAATAAAGAAACGTATGTTATGGCACCTGGACCAGGAGCTAATAACAACGATAATGATAATAATCAAATAGGTCCTAAAGACGAAGAAGAGACAGACGTATCTTCAGCTCTTAAACAAAGATGTCCAGAAGGTCAAGAAATTAGAAATATTGATGGTGTTGCTCATTGTGTAAAGAAAACTGAAACACCAGGGACACCAGCTACACCTGGAGAGCCAAACGAAAATGTAGAAATATATTCAAGAGCTTGTGGTGGTAAAAATGATGGTAGCATTGGTACTGATCCAGTAACAGGACAAACTAGAAAATGTACACAAAGCGGCGAGCCTGATCCACCATCAAATCAAGGTACGCCAGGTACAGGAGGTCAAAGAACAGTAAGTGCTACTCCAATAGAAGTAGAAAATCCAGAATCACAACAATATAATATGGGTTATTCTCAAGCAACAAATGCTAACTGGGCAAGAGGTGCTATGAGAAGAGGTCTTAATAGAGATGAAAGAAAAAATATTAAGAATACAGTTCAGAAAATGAGAACACTTAATCCTGATGCTGCTGAAAAATATAAAGACTCTATGAAGAAGTCAAGAAAAGGCACGTTCTTAGGTTTAGGTATTGGTGGTGATAGACAAGAAAGAAAAATACAAGCTTTAAAAGATGCTAATATGATTCCTCAAGATTATAAATCTATTAAATCAGAAATAGCTGAAAAAAGTTTTGACATGAGCGATGAAGAAAGAGCACAAAAGATTGAAAGCGCTACTATGAATAAGTATAATATACCTATTAATAAATATGGTGATTATAAACCAGCTAGTTCAGAGCCTATGTCTGGTGAGGGTTACGAAAAAATGGAAAGAAGTGAAGTTGGTACGTTTGATACACCAGTGCCCACTTCTAGTGAAGTAGGTGAAGCTGCTGGATCAAATATTGATATAGTTGGTGCTTCAGGTTTAGGAAGTGCTGTGGTTGTTGAAGATCCAAATAAAAAAAATAGTGCTACAAAAATGTTAGGTGCAAAACAAAAACCATATAAAGCAAAAGGAGCACTTACATATAAAGCTAAGTTCGGTAGAGGACCTGGTTACAAAAGTTAATTATGAGTAAAATATTAGGTAAACTATTTGGTAACGCTGGTGGTAGTGTTGTAGACAAACTAGCTGGTGTTGCTGATAGATTTATAAGAACAAAAGACGAGAAAGCTGAGTTTGAAAAACAAATGACGCAAATAATGATAGATGCTGAGGCAGCTATGCAAAAAAATGTTACTGATAGATGGAAAGCAGATCTAGAACATGGAAACTGGTTAACACGTTCGGTAAGACCACTCGTACTTATATTCCTAATAGTAGCAACCGTAATCATGGTATTTATTGATAGCGGTTCAATAAAATTCAACGTCGACGAAAAATGGACAGATTTACTTCAATTAGTTTTGATGACTACGATTGGGGCCTATTTCGGAGGACGAAGTGTAGAAAAATTTAAAAAGAAGTAGTTATGCCAAAAATAGGAAATATAGGATTAGACGCGGTGTTAAGTGATGGCGATAAGCTATTAGGTACTGACTCTGGTGGACAAACTAAAAATTTTAGTCTTAGGCAACTACGAAACTTCATGGCAGAAAACTCTGGAGTTTTTAAACATGTTCAGACTAATGCTTCTCAAAACTGGGGAGTTTCAGATGGTAGTGGTGGCTATTATATTATACACAATTTAGATTTAGAAGATCACTTACCAAGCGTAACATTAAAGATAAATGGCGGGACCTACAACAATGTTCAAGCAATGGGCATTGTTACGTACGTAGATAAAAACAAACTAAGAATAAACCTTAGCGAAGCGCACGCCGGCTTTGCTTATATTAAAAAGTAAAACAATTTAAACAACAACAATTATGGCTATACCATTCTTAAATCATTTGGACGTTAAGGGCAACATAAGTCTTAACGACAACAAATTACAGGACTTTGTTGTAGACCACTCGACCCAAGCTGCGGCTGGAGCCACGGCGGGTAAATTAATCTACGATGCGGGTTCTTTAAAATATTATGACGGTGCAAACAGTCAATGGCAAACACTAGGTACTGGAACAGGATCTGGTAGTGTAACTTCAGTAGCAATATCTGGTACTGATGGTATACAAGTTGACTCTGGTTCACCGATAACAACATCCGGTACTATAACACTAGGATTAAATGCAATACCTAATAACAAACTAGCAAACTCTACTGTATCTTACGGTGGTGTTAGTTTAGCATTAGGTGGTTCAGACGCTACACCAGCGTTCGATCTTTCAGATGCTACTAATTATCCTACTTCATCATTATCAGGAACAATTACTAATGCTCAGCTTGCTGGTTCAATAGCAAATGCTAAATTAGCAAACTCATCAGTTTCATATGGTGGTGTTAGTTTATCGCTTGGCGGTAGTGATGCAACTCCTGCTTTTGATTTAACAGATGCAACTAATTATCCTACATCATCACTGAGTGGTACTATTACAAACGCACAATTAGCAGGATCAATTGCAAACGCTAAACTTGCAAACAGTTCGATAACTATTGATGGTTCAGCTATTTCATTAGGTGGTTCAGTAAGTACATTACAACTTGGTACATCAAGTTCTACTGCTCTTGCAGGTGACACAGCTGTTGATAATGTTTCAAGTGCAAACTTAAAAACTAAATTAGCTGCTGGTTTTGCTTCTAACGCGGTACAAATTGGTGATAGTAATGATATAGTAACAATTGGTAATAACTTAGTTGTTACAGGTGATTTAACTGTATCAGGTGATACTATTACTGCTAACGTTGGAACACTAGATGTTGAAGATAAAAATATAACAATAAATAAAGGATCAGGCGACACAAGCTCAACAGCAGATGGAGCAGGTATTACTATTCAAGATGCGGTAGATGCTTCAAACGATGCTTCAATGTTATGGAATGCTACAAATGATAAATTTGTATTTTCACATTTAATAGAAGCACCAGGAACATCTATATTTGCTTCCCTTGATATATCTGGAGATGTTGACGTTGATGGTACTCTTGAAACAGATGCTTTATCTATAAATGGAACTACTATCACAGCAACTGGTACAGAATTAAATTATGTAGATGGCGTAAGTTCTGCTATTCAAACACAGTTAGACGCTAAACAAGCTACAATAACGGGTGCTGCTACTACAATTGATGATACAAACTTAACAGCTTCTAGAGCATTAGTATCTAATGCTTCTGGTAAAGTTGCTGTATCAGCTGTAACTAGTACAGAACTTGGTTATCTTGATGGTGTTTCATCAGCTGTTCAAACTCAGTTAGATGCTAAATTAGCTGCTGCAAGTAATTTATCAGATGTAGCAAGTGCTTCAACCTCAAGAACAAATTTAGGTTTAGCTTATGCTAGTTCCGCTGAATCAAAAGCTGGTACAGCGAGTGCAAAAGTTTTATCACCAGATTTACTTGCTGAAAGATCTGTAACAGCAACTATTGATGTTAGTGCAATGGATTCAACAGTATTAAAAGCTGTTATTGATCATGATTTAGGCACACACAATGTAATAGTTGAAACTAGTTTTGTAACATCTAAAGAAGTTGTAATATGCGAATATCATAAAGATAACAATGGATCTGCATCTACAGATCATCTTACTTTCCATTTTGCTGCAGTACCTTCTGAGGATATATTAGTTACGGTAACGTCTGCTAAAGGAGCAAACACAATAACTCCTTCGTACCCTAACTCTTAATAAATAACTAAATACAGGCGGTGCTTCGGTACCGCCAGTATTAATTTAACTAAAATAATATGGCAATACCCGTTTTATCAAATTTTCATCTCAACGACGATGTATACATACGTCTTGGTGATGCCACTAATGGTGATCTCCAGATATATCACGATGGTAGCGATAGTTACATAAGAGAATATGGTGCGGTTGGAGATTTAAAAATCACTGCAGAATCTAATGCTGTAGAAATAAATAAATTATCTGGCGATGGCACTGGTAATCACATGGGAAGATTTGTTGTTGGTGGCGCGGTAGAGCTCTATCACAACGGATCTAAAAAATTTGAAACAACTTCAACAGGAGCAACAGTTACAGGGACACTGAAAATTAATGGCAGTGCAGCTAGTTTGAATGATTTAAATGATATTTTAGTTGAAAATAATTCAATATACATTGGTAATGATCCTTCATCTACTACAAGTACTGCTCAATCAAATATAGCCATAGGAACTACTGCACTTGATGCTATTACAACGGGAGACAATAATGTTGCTATTGGTTATCAAGCTTTAAGTAATGAAGATGCTGGTGGGGATAGTGTTGCTATTGGAATGGGTGCTCTTTTTAATCAAAACACATCTGCTACATCAAGCGCAAATATTGCTATTGGTCACATTGCTGGACATGATATAACAACTGGAACTGGAAATATTATAATGGGTTATGATGCTGGGTCTGAATTTGACACAGGTCCATATAATGTGGTAATTGGATACGGCGCAATGAATGGTGCAACCGGAGCATCTGGTAGAAATGTTTTTATTGGTGTTGGTGCTGGTGAAGGTTCTGATGGAGGTGTAAGATCATATAATGTTGGTGTTGGAAAAAGTGCGTTGAATCATTTAACTACAGGTGATTATAATGTTGCATTAGGTTCTGATGCTGGTGAAGCTATAACAACTGGTGATAAAAACATTATTATAGGTTATGATGCAGAAACTAGTGCTGTAGGAACAGATAATGAAATAGTAATAGGTTCTGAAGCTGTAGGTCATGGAGCAAATATAATAGTGTTAGGTAATGCTACTCACACAGCAATACACCCAGGTGATGATAATGGAGTAGATTTAGGATCTGCATCATATTCATTTAAAGATGCACACATTCAAGGAGTAGTAAATGCTGGTCAGATAAATTTTCAAAAAACAGGTTTTACAACTATAACCGGCTCATCTAATACTTTTAATATTAATTTTGCTACACAAACAAACAACTATCAATTTACCCTAGATAACGCAGCGTGTACAATAGCTTTTGCTAACTTAACTAATGTTGTTGGTAAATCAGGAAATATAATCATAACAAATCCATCTAGTGTCGGCTCTTTGTCAGTTGGAAACTTACCTTCTGAAGCATACAGCCCCGGCGGAGCAACAATAAACTGGGATACAAATGCGAGTTCAGTATCTATACTATCGTATTTTATATTAGCAAGTGATAAGGTATTAATAAACTACGTAGGAAACTTTAAGTCTTACGGAACTTAAACTAAAATTTAATGAAGTGGTTATGGAACAAAATAGACTTTTGGAACACTGCAACATCTAAGACTACAACTGTAAGTACGTCTAAATCAACAGCTACCACAAGATCTACAACAACACAATGGTCTACAAATAGAAGTACAAGTACAGTATATAATACTAGTACTAGTACAAATACATCATGGGCTACTTCAAGAACTACAAACAAGAGTACTACTACAACAGTATCTACTAGTAAGTCTACAACAACTACATATAATACTAGTAAGTCAACCACGACTACTTTCAACACTAGTAAATCTACAACAACTACATTTTTAACTTCTAAAAGTACATCTACAAGTAGATCTACTAATACTGTTGTTAGTACATCTAAGTCTACTAATACAGTTGTTAGTACATCAAGAAACACAACAACAACTTGGGCTACTAACAGATCAACTACAACTATATTTAATACTAGTACTGCCACAACAACAACGTTTAATACAACGGTATCTACCAGTAGAAGTACAAACACAGTAGTTTCAACAAGTAGAAATACAACAACAACATTTAACACTAGTACATCTACAGTTACTACATTTAATACTAGTTGGAATACAAGTAGAACAACTATATTTGTAACAAGTAAGACAACTACTAAGTCAACAACAACAACATGGGCAACAAGTAGAAATACTACAGAGAGTAGAAGTACGACAACTGTATATAGTACTACTACTACTTTTAATACAAGTACTACGACTACTTTTAATACAACAACTGTCTTTAACACTAGTACGAGTACTGTTACAACTTTCAACACAAGTACTACTACTGTTTTTAATACAACTACTACTTACACAACTAGTAAAAGTACGACAGAAAGTAGAAGTACTACAACAACATATACCACTAGTACTACATTTAACACGTCTACAACAACTGTAACAACGTTTAACACTAGTACTACAACTGTGTTTAACACAACAACAACATATAATACATCAAGAAGTACAACTGAAAGTAGATCAACAACTACCACGTATACAACTAGCACTGTATTTAATACAAGTACTACGACTACAACCGTGTATAATACCAGTACCACAACAGTATTCAATACAACTACTACGTATACAACATCAAGAAACACAACAGAGAGTAGATCAACCACGACTACTTATACTACTAATACAGAATTTAATACAAGTACTATTACTAGTACTGTTTATAATACTAGTACTACAACTGTTTTTAATACGACAACTACGTATACCACAAGTAAAAGTACAACAGAGTCAAGAAGTACATTAACGACTTTTAATACAGTAACTAACTACAATACTAGTACTGCTACTACCACTGTATACACAACTTCTTGGGTAACTTATTTCAATACCACAACAACGTTTAATACTAGTAAAACTACGACCGAATCAAGAAGTACATCAACAACTAGAAGTACAAGTACTTCAAGAAGTACAACAACAACATACACAACTAACTGGACATCATATTATAATACATCTAGAACAACAAGTACGACAACAACTTTTACAACAACATATAATACTAGTAAAAATACTGAAATATTAAAATATTATGCATATTGGCCTACGTTTATAAACACAACAACTATATACTCAACTAATACGGTTTATACAACGTATTACAATACACAAATGAACACAAGTAGAAGTACAAGTAGAGGTACTACAAGATCAACAACACCTGTTTATACTTATAGAAATACAACTACATCATACTTTACTTATTATAACACTATATTCTACACTTCAAGAACAACAAACACTACACCAGATGGCGGCGGTGATTGTTTTAGAGGTTGTATATAAATTAATTAACTATGTCAGAACATAAATTTAGAGATTCATATTTATCGGCTAGCTTAACATTTGAAGATGATAAGATAACTTGGCATTGTCCTGAGATGAATGACACGAGAGAGGTCATGATGTCTTGGGAGCAACCTATTATGTCTAAAATGGCAGAAGTTGCTGTAGAAGCTGGTGACGATGTTCTTGAGTGTGGTTTTGGTATGGGTATATTATCAACAGCTGTACAAAGTAGAAACCCAGCATCACACACTATAGTTGAATGCCATCCGCAGATATTAGTAAAAGCTAGAGAATGGGCAGCTGATAAACCAAATGTAACTATAATTGAAGGTAAATGGTGGGATTTAATGAGCGATCCTGCAACTAGATATACAGCTATATTAATGGATACGTATGTAGATGATGATCTTCATGGTAAGTTTAGATATTTTTGTAAAAACAAAGGTGTTGATGGTTGTAAAATAAGTTGGTGGAATTTTAGTGGTGGAACAACAGATGAGTGGATGAAATTTTACTGGGAAGATGTAACGTTTACAGAGGTTACTGGTTTAAATCCACCAGAAAACACTTATTATAACAGGGATAATTATTTTATACCTTTAAAAATATTACAAAGACCTCAAGTACAAGCTGTAGCACATGATTCATATATAAATTATAGATTATCAACAAGAGGTCCTATATGTAATTTAGATTACAAGATGTTAGGTATAATGACAGAAGAAGATCATTTAAATTGGTGGCCTAAACTACATAAAGCAACAACAAAACAAGATATGAAAGCACAAGGTGTTTTTAATATAACATTTGATGTAGGTGATTTAACATGTAGTGCTAATTTAGAGCTTTTTGTTAGAGATAAAGAAAATAACACTTGGGTGGCTAAAAAAGTAAAAGACTTAGTAGTAGGTGATAGCGTAAAAGCTAATACAAAACCAGGTCAAAAGAAAGTAAAAACAATTGAGTTTGACAACTCAGATACTGTGCATAGATTAATACAATTAGGTATTGATAGGCATTATTATATAAACGATATATTAACAAAGAAAACACTGTAGTATGAGCGATTTTAATTATAAAGATTGGAGTTATTCGACTGGATGGAAGTCTTCGCCTTTAAGGTTTATGCAGACTACTACAACTACTACGTGGCAGACTTCTTTAGGTACAGATAGATTTACAAGTAGAAGTACGGATACTTTTTATCAAACAAATTATAATACTAGTAATACCACTGTATTTAGCACAACATTTAATACAGGTGTAAACGATTCTCATATTACAAATAGAAATACTACTGAATCAAGAAGCACATCTACATACACACAAACAAACTCTTCACACGCTGGTATGTTATGGAGATACCCTGATAACCCAAGTAATACTTCTAATGCACAGTATCATTGGCAAGCCGCAGCTTTTTATGATCCATCAAATTTATCTGGTAACGGGGATATGGCTGTGGGTTATTCTTCTAACGCTGGTAACTTGAAATATGCAAACGTGTTGTATTTACATGTTAATGATGAAGATGGTAATTGCCAATATGGTGCTTTAAATGCTTTGTTAACAGGTGGGCCAACCGCGAGTACAGCGGACAGTAATGACGTTGTTGGTTGGGTAAGGTTAAGAGATGCTAGTGCAAGTAAAAATGCTTTTTATAGAATAAAACATACTAGTAGTACACCTATGGGTACTGGTAATACTTGGAACTGTAACAATGGATCTTTTATTAGTTTACCTATTGAGTATATGGGATTTTCTCATGGTGAAGATACTGGTACAGGTCAATTTACTAGTGGAGCTATAATCGATGTATCAATACATCATCATAGCAATAGAGGATTTAATACTTCTACAACTTATAATACAAGCAGATCTACAACAAGAAGTACTAATACCACTACAACTTTTCAAACAGGTAGAGCTACATCTAGAGTAACAAGTAGATCTACAACAACAACGTTTAATACTACCACTACATTTAATACCACTACAACATATACAACTACTACTGTATATAATACGCAAAGATCAACTGCTACTAGTAGAACAACATCTAAAACAACTAGTAAGAACACTACCACTACGTATAACACTAGTACAGCTACATCTACAAGTAGAAATACTACAACAACGTATACTACAACTACAGTATACAACACTAGTAAATCTACTTCAACGAGTAGAACTACAACTGTGTCAACAAGTAGAAGCACGACAACCACCTGGGCAACAAGTAGGAATACAACTGAATCGAGAAGCACCACTACAACATACACAACAAGCACAGTGTTTAACACGAGTAAGTCTACATCAACAAGTAGAACTACTACGGTGTCTACGTCTAGAAGCACAACGACAACTTGGTCTACATCAAGAAACACTACTGAATCAAGAAGTACTACAACTACTTATACAACAACCACTACGTTTAATACTTCTAAAAGTACGGCTACAAGTAGGACAACAACAGTATCTACAACTAAAAGTACTACAACAACTTGGGCTACGTCTAGAAACACAACTGAAAGTAGAAGCACTACTACTGTATATAGTACTACAACAGTATACAATACTAGTACAACTACAAGTACAAGTAGAACTACAACTAAGTCTACTCAAAGATCAACAACTACAACTTGGTCTACAAGTAAATTAACAGCAACAAGTAGAACTACTAGTTGGGCAACAACTAAGTCAACTTTAGAGTCAAGATCTACTACTACAACGTACACAACTAGTACAACATTTAATACTAGTACTAGTACGGTAACAACATACACAACAAGTTTTGAAACTAGTAGAACAACTATATTCTTAACATCAAGATCTACTACTAGGTCTACTACAACTACGTGGGCTACAAATAGAAGTACATCAACAGTGTTTAACACTAGTACCGCTACTACTACTACGTTCAACACGTCAACAGCTACAACTAGATCAACTAACACAGTTGTTAGCACGTCAAAATCAACGACCACAGTATTTAACACTAGTACAGCTACAACGACAGTATTTAACACTTCTACAGCTACTACTACCGTATACAACACAAGCACAGCTACCGTAACAGTGTTTAACACTACTACAACATATAGTACTAGTAAAAGCACAACTACTGTATACAACACAAGTACAAGTACTACTACTACATATAATACTAGTACAAGTACAACTACTGTGTATAATACTAGTACAGCTACAACTACAGTGTATACCACTACGTTTAATACTAGTACAGCTACTGTAACAGTTGTTAGCACTAGCAAGTCAACAACTACTACTTTTAATACTAGCACAGCGACCACAACTACGTTTAATACCACTACTACATATAATACTAGTACAACAACTGTATTTAGTACTAATACAAACTGGTATGACGGTAGTAGTAACTTTGGTCAATTAGGTGAGCGTAGCTTTAGTAATGGAAGGTAGAAAAGTGTAGAAACGTGTAACTATTATAATACTAATAAATTAAATTTAATTATATGGAAATGTTTAATAAAAAGGAACTAGAAAAAAGAATAGGTCCTTTAAAGAAAAATAAGAAATTATATGATCTTGAAGCAGTTGAAGGTTATGTAATTAGAAAATGTAGCGAAAGAGATATAGAATCAAGCTACGATGTTATGGCAGAAGAAATGCCATATTTTAAAACTTTAGGTTATACAGAGTATGCCACAAGTTTTTACATGCAACCATTAAATACTAAGCTTAGAAATGAGCAAATGATGGATGCGTGGGCTGATGATGTAAAAAAACCAGATGATTGGTGTTCTTATTTTGTTAAAAATATACAAGATAAAGATGCTAATAAGTACTTACAAAGATCAGAAACTTTTGATAGGTATCCAGCAAAAGATTATATTGTTGTTTTACCTGGTTCAAATAAAGTAAAAACAAACGTGTGTTTAAATAGATTAAAACATATATCTAAAACACATGGCAACAATGTATATTTTAAACCACATCCTATAACTACACATCAAATAGTTGGTGAGTTAAAAGATTTTTTTGGTGAAGAAAATATACTACCTAGAGATATAGATATGTATTATTACGTGCAAAAAGCTAAACACGTATATACTACACATATAAGTGAAAGTGCTATTTATGCAGCTGTTTTAGGTAAATCAATATCACCTGTTGATGTATGGAATAACATACAAATGGGATCTTTTTATTGTATAAATAATCATTTATTTTCTAACCAAAAGAATATAAAAGAATACATAAATAAATGTTTTTCTAGTTATAAGTCTGGTATTATAAATCCTTCTGTTGATAAAAACTGGAAAGAAAAAGTTGATAAATATATTGATTATATATGCGAAAAAAGACAAGTGTATAAAAATTGGTATATTGATGGTAGAAAGCCAAAGCAAGAAAAGAAGTAAAAATAGTGACAATTGCGTGATAATAAAAAAGTAAAATCAATTTAAATTAAATATAAATTATGGCAAAAAGTAAAGCAAAACCTACAAAGGTTACAAAACAAGAATTAGAAGCAATACAAAGTCTTGTTTCAAATATAAACGAATCACAAATGAGAGTTGGTGGTCTTGAGATACAAAAAAAATACGCTATGGACCAAGTTATAGCTTCTCAAGAAAAACTACAAGTTTACAACAGAACACTACAAGATAAATATGGTTTAGTGTCTGTTAGTATAAAAGACGGATCATTAAAACCTCTACCACAAGATGAAATTAATAAGAAAAATTAGTATCGGTAGAGATTATAAAAACGAAGCAATGCATTACTCTGTAGGCCAAGAGGTCTACGGAGGACATGTGATCGATTCTATAATAGAAGAAGACGATAAGTTTAGTGTATTTATTAAGAAAAACGACGAGCTTATGCCATGGAAAGATTTTAACAAAAACATGGCAGTATCCGTTGAGTATAATCTAGAGTTTTAGTGAAGAGTGTTGAAAACTTTATAATCAAACCATTAAACAACAAGCGGTATAATAACGTAAAAAACGTAGGAGATAAACAGTTAATACTTAACTCAGATAATTTTTCTCATCAATACGTTAATAGATATGCTGAAGTTATTGCAATACCAACAGTTGGTAACACTGATATAAAAATAGGTGATACAGTTATTGTTCACCACAATGTGTTTAGAAGATGGAATAATATGAAAGGTGAAGAACAGGATAGCAAATCATATTACAAAGATGATATGTATTTTGTATTTCCTGATCAAATATTTTTATATAACAACGGTGATAAATGGATAGCAAACGATGGATTTTGTTTTGTCCAACCTATAAAGTCTACGTCAAAAGATATTTTTAATGAAGATAAAGAAGAACCATTAGTTGGTATATTAAAATATCTTGATAAAGGATTAGTTGATATGGGGTTAAAAGCTGGCGATTTAGTTGGTTTTAGACCTACTAGTGAATACGAGTTTATTATAGATGATAAAAGATTATATAGAGTATTAACACATTTTATTACAATTAAATATGAATATCAAGGACAAGAAGAAGAATATAATCCAAGCTGGGTATAAAGCTGTTGACGAATTAGTAAAGGTTGCTCGAGAAAAAATAGTAGAAACAGAAGATGATGTTTCCGCTGATAGATTAAAAAATGCTGCAGCTACTAAAAAGCTAGCTATATTTGATGCTTTTGAGATATTAAATAGAATACAAGAAGAGCAAGATATGCTTGACGGTAAAGCAAAAGAAGAAGTTAAAGAAAAAGCTTTTAGTGGTTTTGCTGAGAAAAGATCAAGATAATGTACGAACAAACATTATATAAGGTTGTAAATCCTATAAAAACAAATACCATTAAAAGACTTAATAAGTCTAAAAAATGGAAATATGGTTATAACAAAGAACATGATGTTGTAGTTATAAGTAAAACAGGTGAGATTGGTGATGTGTATAGCATACAAAATTTACAAATAGCTTTACCAAAAACACCTAAAAAAGTAAAAAAGTTTGATAACGATACTTGGCAAGTTACTGAATATCCAAAAGAACTACAAAGAATAAACACTATATTTGACTGGAAAAATTATCCAGTTGATTTTAAAAACCGATATATAGATTATATAGAAGACGAGTTTGCAAAACGTGATAATGGTTTTTGGTTTTTAAACAAAGGTGAACCAACATATATAACTGGAACACATTACATGTATTTACAATGGAGTAAAATAGATGTAGGTAAACCTGATTTTAGAGAAGCTAACAGATTATTTTATATATTTTGGGAAGCTTGTAAAGCTGATAGCAGGTGTTACGGTATGTGTTATTTAAAAAATAGACGATCTGGTTTTTCGTTTATGGCATCTGGTGAAATAGTTAATCAAGCTACTTTAGCAAGTGATAGTAGGTTTGGTATATTATCTAAAACTGGTCCTGACGCTAAAAAGATGTTTACTGACAAGGTTGTACCAATATCAGTTAACTATCCTTTCTTTTTTAAACCGATTCAAGATGGTATGGATCGACCTAAAACAGAATTAGCTTATAGAGTACCAGCTAGTAAATTAACTAGAAGAAATATAACTGTAGATAACAAAGAAGAACTTGAAGGATTAGATACAACTATTGACTGGAAAAACACTGGTGATAATAGTTATGATGGTGAAAAACTAAAGTTATTAGTACATGATGAAAGTGGTAAGTGGGAAAGACCTAATAATATATTAAATAACTGGAGAGTTACAAAAACAACACTACGATTAG